ACTTCTGCAATTTCAGGATCAAGATTCTTTTCTGTAATTTTTTCTGAGATCTTATCTTTCCATGCCGCCATTTGATCAATCTTCTTTTTGCCAACGATACGACGAAGCTGTTCTGATTCATCAAGAGAGAATCCGACCTTTACCGCCATCTTCATTAGCTGCTCTTGATATAAAGGGATGCCACCTGTATAACTAAGCACATCATCAAAGAATGGATGAACGGATTGGAAGTCTCCAGTTCTGACGTAATCCGCATAACGATCTTTGAAATCTAATGCGCCAGGTCTTGCAATAGCGACAACCGCAGAAAGCTCCTCTAAGCTTCGTGGGGCGATTAGCTTGCATACTTTGAAGTTGGTATCAGCTTCGATCTGGAAGAGTCCCTGTGGCTGTTCTAGGCAAGCCAAGGCTGCGTAGATAGATGGATGTTGAACATCGATATCATCAACATTGATTCCGATATTTTTGCATACAGCATGAACGACTGATAATGTACGAAGTCCAAGAATATCAAACTTAACACTAAGGCTCGCTACATCATTCATATCATAACCAGAAACCAAAGAGTCATCATTTGTTTTTTGCAGAGGCATGATATCTTCAACATCAAAATAACTAATGCAAATTCCAGAAGGATGAACTCCCGTGTTCTTATTTAAACCTTCAAGTTTTTTTGCAATATCATAAGATTTGGGATATTGATCGGCATATTTTTTGAACGTTTCACTCTCTTCGTATGCGATACCAAGCTTTGCAACTTTTCCGAATTTTTTTGGAATTGAATCGCTGATTTCATTAACTTGAGTTTCTGAAAGTTCATCAACGATTTTGCCACACTCTTTAATGCAAAGCTTGCCGCTGAGTGTATTCAAAGTAAGGATTTTGCAAGTCCTACCTTTGTATTTTTGATTAATATAATCGATCACTTCTGCGCGTCGATCATAGGAAATATCATTATCTACGTCAGCAAGAAGTCCGCCATCAAGATAGGTTTCACCATTATGCTCTATCTTTTTTGCTCTACTTTTGGATACGAATCGCTCAAAGAACAAATCATATTGGATAGGATCAATATTAGTTACGCCAATGACATAAAGGACAAGTGATCCTGCCGCAGATCCACGACCTGCCCCAGTGGGAATTCCATTCTCTTTGCAATAGTTAAGGATATCCCAGTTAAGAAGAATATAGTCAATAAATCCAAGATCCTCCAAAACAGAAAGTTCTTCTTTTAAGCGATCATAATATTTTTGGATATTATCTTTCTTGTCGATTCCCCTACCAAGAAGACCTTTGTGGCAGAGCCTACGAAGAAAGTTAAAATTAGATTGATTTTCAGAGCATCCGACATAATCATAATACTTCTTTTCAATTTTAATTTGTGGCAATTTTACTCCAACAGGGAAAGGAGTTTCGTATTTTTTATAATTAGCAAGATTCATAGTTCAATTTCAAATAGTTGTTTTTTAAAGATCTTATAAGTCATTTCGCAGTCATAGATAGCGTCATGCAAACGTTTTTCATCAAAGGGGATTTCATATTTCTTCAACAAAGCTAACTGAGAAGCTTTGACCTTCTTGTCTCTATGATTAAGAAGTCTATATTGCCAACTAATTAAATCATCTTTTTTCACTGGAATCTGTTTTGCAATTGCCATCGCAAGACAACGAGTATCAATAATTCTATCAACAAATGAATAATCAGATTTTAGTCCAATCAATTTGCGCCAGATATTTAATACATAAACATCAAAACCTAAAATATTTTGCCCAATTAATTTATATTGTGAATCATAAAGATATTTACTAAACAGATTAAAAGCTTCAATAGGATCTATAGCCCTTTTTTGGTAATGCTCATAAGAGAAACCAGTCACTTTAGCCGCCCCTTCGGATACTTTAAGATCGCTCCATTTAATATAAATATCAAATTTTTCGAGAGTCTTGTCACCTTGTGAAACGGTCCAAGCAATTTGCCAAGGTTTAGAATGCACAAGATTTAAACCTTCTGTTTCAAAATCCCAAGTAATATATTTTTGTTGTTTATCAAATCTAAGTAAATCAGTTTGCATTTTGTTCTAAGTAGCTTTCGAAGCAAAATTCATCGCTTCCAAAGTGATTGAGGTTAGGGCTAGAAAGAGAAGATGCTTTTCCAAAGCTTCTATTACAGAGAATCTTGTAAGTTTGAAGTGCTGCGTAATCTTTCTTATCTTTGTAATAAATAGATTTAGCAGCAATATGGTCAAATAAATCTCCTCCATTTGTGAATTGAGAAATATGATTTTTAATTAGCTGGTCAAATGGCAAGCTATTGTCTTCTATAAAAAATGAAGGCTTAATTGTTGAAAAATCTGGAACACAATTAGCCAAGTGTAAATGATTATTAGAAATAAATGAATCATAAAAAGGGATAACTAAATCAACATTATCTTTTTGCCAAAGTGAATTAAGATATTTGAAATCAATTCTTCCGTCGCAATTCATTGCGGAATGAGATGAAATCTTATTCAATAACTTGCATCCATTATCATTCTTAGAAAAAATAATTATTTTATGATCAGATGTTTTCGATTCGTCTGATGTATCATTGCAGCATGTTATTCTTAACCCAAAGATTAATTGGATATCATTATCCTTGCAAACATTATGCGCTTTAATAAAGCCAGTCATTCTATCTTCAACTAAAACTAATGTTTTAATATTATTATCATTACAAATGGTAATGATACTATCTGGTCCATCGGATTCTTCTGAATCATCTAAAGTCAAAATACTCTTTCCAATAGAGTATGTCGATTTAAAAATAGGGGTCATACATTTAGTATAACCCCTATTATGATTTGAACAAGTAAAAATTCACATTACTTTTGAAACTTTAAACATCCCCCATAATATTTCATTTCATGACTTCCGCCTTCTGGGATCATTTTTTCAGAAAATTCTTCTTCTCTTACGGAAGTTACAAATTCTTTATTTTTATTAAAAATATGATGATAAAAGAATGGAAATTTGGCTGAACAATGCCACATTAATGATCCGTCTTTTTTTAGATGCCCCTCGTAATCGGCCCTTCCACAAACTAATTTACCAGCAAATCCCTCATCTTTTGCGGGATAGCCTTTATCAAATGCAAAATTAGACTTAGCTGTATTCTCATTGAACTTATTGATTGTTTCTTGAATTCCAGTTAAAAAATATTCAAAGCCTTCAAGCTCATCATCCGAAAGTTGATCCATTTTTAAATGACCCTTGCCTCTGCAATCAAATTTAATAAATAAAAACTCTGAGTTTCTCTTAATATATTCTGGATATAAATACTTTACTGCAAGACTATACATTAAATCTTGCATATTATCTACAGCCTCTTTCCCTTCAAAAACTCCCTTAGACGTTTTGAAATCTCTAATAAGAATTCGGCCCTCTTTTTTAAAGAGGAAGAGTTTATCAATGAATCCTAAGATTCTATAATTCTTTCCATTTTCATTAACATTTAAATCAAATTTTTCTTCGCTTAGAGCCTGAGTTAATCCTTTATCTTCTTCGCCAAAGAAGTCAAAGTTTAATCCTTCTACTGTCATTGAATTAATTAGATCAATATTTTCTTGATCAGCAATATCATATTTTTTTGCATAAGCCATTACCATTCTTTTGATTGGTTTGGATACAAAAATATCTTGAGATTCTATAATTGAATCATAATGATGCTTATGTTTTGGATTGCCTAGATTCTCAAAGATCGCGTGACAAATACTGCCCCTTAAATTACCATGATTGTTTTTATTAGGTAATTTAAGTTTATAGTTTGTCCAGTAAAGCCAACTACAAGTTTGTAGTGTTTTGATTCTGGATGCTGATAGTGGAGTATTAGGCTCGGTCATTGCAAAGTTTTGAAAATTTAGTTACGTCTTTGGCGTTGAAAAATGCAGGATTCTTTTCAATAAAGTTTAGAATAGCTTTAATTTGCTTATCTTTGTCTATCTCCTGTGAGAGCCAGTCTTTAAGATTATACCCGCTTTCGTGAGCAATTCCAAAATCATTATGAGGCTTTGGAGGAAGTTTAATAACTAGTTGATTGAGATCAAAGAATTTACTAAGATTCATAAATATCTTAATAGACGAAATAAGTCCATGATTCTTTTCGGACTCGGAATCATTGTTATTAGAAATAATGATTCGATTAATCTCTTTGCCGCTAAGGTATGAAATAATTTTTGGATTAATACCCAAGCCAAAAGTAACTAAAGAATTCTTAATTCCCTGATCAAATAATGCCATGCTGTCACCAATACTTTCTACAAGAATCACTTCTTTAGCTTGATCGATGTACTCATCTACCGTTGTAGGTGCTGGAACATATGCTGGATAAACCCAATTCTTTCTTTTGCCCAAGTGTTTCCATTTAGCAAAATCATTTTCATTATCAACTTTTCGACCAGAGAATCCAATAATTTGTTTGTTTTCATCATAGATTGGAAAAACCATTCTACGATACATCTGTCCTACGCCAGCAAGACCGACTTTGAAAAACTTTTGAGTATTTTCTGAAATTGATTTATTTTTATAAAAATTATAATTTGGAAATAATCTTTCTAATGCTGATTCTGGGTAAATTTTTTCCATTTCAATTAATTCTTTATTTTCTGTATAAACATATGTTTCGCCTTTTAGAATTCCATCTAAGATTGTTTTTAATCTAGATCTATCATCTTTAAGAGTAAGTTGTATTAAAGCTTCTAGAGGTTTTGATCCTTTGTTTTCGATGTAGTCATTCCATACTCCTGTATTTTTATAAATCTGAACCGCTGTTTTGTTGTCGCCGTTTCTATAGATGGCACTAGTTCTCCAGTGATTTCCGCAATCAATAAGATTATATCCTATTGACTCAAGAACTTCTTTGATCTTATTAGAATCTATCGAAATTGGGGATTTGGTCATTGCTGTCTGCGTCATCTAGTTCTTCGTCTCCATCTAGTGTTCTTGAAATATCCCTTAGATCTCCCCGCTCTGCAATGTTAAAATTAGCGAATTCCAAATTAACAAAATTCTTACGAAGCGTATCTCCAATTCGAACTGGTTCGATTGCGCCAACAATATCCTTGCCAAGATGTCTCGCTTTGACGTTGATTAATTTATGAGTTCCAAACCTTACTCCCTCTGTCTGGATTTCATCAGCGGTTTTGTTTCTAAGGATAAACATGTGAGAACAGAATTGGGTAATGCGGTCTGAAAGAGATACAACGCTCTCGTCATCAATAACATTTGCTGACATTCTATTATTCGTGATGCCGCTCCTGTTTGATTGAACTGAAGTGATCATTGGGATAACTGGATTTCCATCTTCAAGAATCTCTTTTTGGATGCACTTCTTAAATTTATCAACCATCTCGCCAACAGTTTGCCACTCACTTTTTCCAGCACTAGATTCTGAAGTTGTTTTAATATAATCAAAAGAAAAAATCATTTGATTACCACGGCCAACCTTAGAATAATAAAATCTTTTTAATGTATCAACCATTGAATCTACATCCATGCCGCCGACATTATAATAATAGAACTGAAGATGTTTAATCTTTGCCCAAACGCTACGGACCTTATCTACGATATCTTGTCCCGCTCTACGCCAGTTTCCACTCTCAATAAGATGCATTGGAACGCCCGAAAGTGCAGCGCACTGGCGCATTACCAATTCCTCCTTACTCATCTCTCCATTGTCAAAATGTAATACTGGAACATTATATTTTTCACTAACTCTCGTTGCATAATGCATACAGAATTGAGTTTTACCAACTCCAGAACGAGCAACGATAACTGTGATGTTTCCTGGCCTCAACAGAGATCCATAAATTTCATTAACTTTTGGATGCGGACCCATCATACCAAATTCCGTAATGGGATTATTACCCCTCTCTTCAATGATGTCTTCCATGTCAGCGTAGATATTCTCTGGAACGTCCTTGCCAATCTCATAGAGATTAATCTTAGAGTTGTAAATGCCATCTGCACACTCAACAATTTGTTGATATGAAGATTCTGGCGATATCGATTTCATCGCCTTTGCCATCTCCTGAGAAGAGTTGAAAATTTCCCTGCGAATAGAAAACTTCTTTAGTTCTTTAGCTGTCTTAACCAGATTCCCCGCTGGGACTTTCCTCAATGCAAGCGACTTAATGTAATCAGACGGATTTAAGTTGTCCTCAAAAGATAACCCAATGGAATTAATTCTTTGGGCAATAATGATCTCATCAATCTCGTCGCCAGCATCAATGGCTTGCTTAATAATAGTAAAGATTGCACTATGAAGATTGCTCTGTTCTGAATAAAAATCAGATGCTCCAATAAAATTGGAGATCTGTGAAAAATGCTGCGACTCTTTAATGAGTCCAGCAAGTAATTGTTTTTCTATTTCAAAGTTATAAATCATATGTATTTATAGCACCCTTAATTAACGAATGCAAGATCATTCATCAATCATTTCTGGATCATTATCTGTCCTATTAAGATAATCAGTCAAAGCTTTTTTTAAACCTAACTCTGTAATGACAGATTCAAAACGAGAATATATCATAGGATATCCCTTCTCACTGACACATGCAATTATTAATCCTTTATATTTATCTGAATCTCCGCTTAATTCATAGAGTTTATTAACTAAACTTTCTGGAATGCTAAATTCTGGCTGTTCTTCTGGTTCAAATTCTTCCATATTATAAGTATATTTGTTGATTCTCAAAAAATTCCAAACAGATTTTATCTGTTGGATAAATTTCCACTAATTTTAGATTGTTTTTTTGACAAAATTCATATTTTTTGTCGTCTCTTTTTAATTGTTGCAAATACTTAAGTCGATTTCCATGAAAGAACTTTACGAATTTTGTATGTTGCGCTCCTTGGACTTCTATCATGATTTTTTTATTTGCATTATAAAAATCAAAACTTAGCCTTGTTCCAACTAATCTAAATTCTTCAAAAACAATATCATGTTGCCAATATGGCTTTAAGAAGTTTTTAATTTCTAATTGGAATTTACTTCTGCTTTTTTTGTTCCAATCAATTAAATATTTTTTAGGATTTTTAAGAGTTAGTTCTCTATCATTTAATCCAATAAATTTCATTAATTTAAATCTGAGATTGATTTCTTAAAGTAGCCAATTAGAAAGTCGCATACTTTTTCATCATCTTCAATGAATTTAAAAAGATTTGCATCTCCATGCACTTTTTCTGGAAACTCTAAACCGTTTTCATTAAGAAGCTCTTTGAATTCATCTACAGGATTAATCCATGCGCCTTTCTTTTCTAAGAATTCCCAAGCATAGAGCAGATCTACAATTTCTTTTTGAACCCAAATGGAAGTTCCATTCTTTCGACCATAACGAATTGGATAAGTAATTGTCATGTTCGTTTTTTCATTTGGGGACTTTTTGATCGTTGCTTTTGCGAAATGACCAATGATTGGGTTTTTCTTTAAATCAATTGTCTTGTTTGCTGGATCTTGCAGAATAAGATCTCCTTTATATCGAGGCTCAAATTCGACAATATAATTTGCAAAGTGCAAAAGGGCATTTCCGCCTGTCGCGCTTGTTTGGCGAATTGGGGCTTTGGAATATGGGTCGAGTTTAATGTCTGCTCTAACTTGGCTGATGAAAATTGCCATATGGCCGCGCTTTGTAAGCGCGATTGAAAGACGCTTCATAAAATTAGCAGCAATGACTGCGCCACCAGCTACTTTATTGCTATCTTCGAAAGACTTATCAAGATCTCCTTTGGTAATGAGTCCATCCACGGAGTCAAGAAGGAAACAATACTTTGTTTTTTGTTCATTTTTGGCGACAAGTTCCCGCATTACTTCAACTACCGTTTCGTAGATATTGCTTTCAAATACGAAACAAGTGCCATCAACCCATTCATCCGCTGAAAATACAAATCGAACGCCCGATCTTTCTCTCATTTCTGGAGAAAGTCTTCCTTCGGCTTTGATATAAAAGCCCTTGGCGTTGGGAAGGCTGTTGCAAAAATTCTTCATAACCTCTAACGATTCTGAGGTCTTGCCTCCTTCATTCATACCAACAAAACGGTGAAGCCCTGGGCCAAATCCACCACCTAATTGTAGGTCAAATTGCAAAGATCCGCTTGATACCTTATAATCAATTTCATCTTCAAAATTGTAGTGGTCTTCTTTGTTTGTCTTTAAGAAAGATCCCAAAACATTTTGGGACGAAATTGGATCTTTTGCTTCTTTCACTTCTTTTGTTTTAGTCATTTAAAAATTGTTTTGCTGTTTTTGGTTTATGAATTATTTCAACGTCTTTGCCTTCTTTATCTCCAATAGTATAATTAATATATTTACTAGAGTCAATCTTAAAATTGAATGCTCTAAACTTAAGATCAAGCGTCATCTTTAATTTATCGCATACAATGTATGCTAGTGAATCAAATTTCTTATCAAATGAAACAATATTCATAAATTCTTCTGAATATCTTTCGCAGAGATCATTAAGAAATTTCATTTCGCGCATATAAAAAAGACGCTTATCCTTTGTGGGAACAAGCGTCAGTCTAGAAAGGATTTCTTTCTTGTTGATTTTTTTCTTTGCTTTCTTTTTAGCCACGCCCAATTTTAAGCTCTTCCAAGTCATTGTCAATCATTTTCTGAACTAGACCTTTAAAATCTGTCTTAGGACTCCAATTTAATTCTTGTCGAGCTTTTGTTGAATCTCCCCAGAGTAGTTCAACTTCTGCTGGTCGATAAAATTTAGAATTAATACTCATTAAAACATCTCCAGTATAAAGATTATTGAATGTTTCGTTCAGTCCTTCTCCGCGCCACTCCCCAATCAGTCCTGCTCCTGCAAATGCAAGCTCAACAAATTCTCTGATTGTGTGTGTTTCATTTGAAGATAACACATATTCTTTCGGCTGCTCTTGGTTAAGCATTAGCCAAATGCCATGCACAAAATCTTCAGCATCGCTCCAATCTCTTTTCGCATCAATATTACCTAATTCAAGTTTTTGAAATGGCTGATCATTTTGAAGTGCATTTGCAATTCTAGCGACCGCTTTGGTGATTTTTCGGGTTACAAATTCTTCACCCCTGCGAGTTCCTTCGTGATTAAAAAGCCAACCCTGAATGGCATAAAGATTATACGATTCTCTCCATACTTTTACAAGCTGCCTAGAAGCGGCTTTAGATGCTCCATATGGACTTCTTGGCTTAAGAGGGTGCTGTTCATCCTGTGGCACATAAGATACATCGCCAAACTCTTCGGATGAACCAGCTTGATAGAATCTGCAAGTTGGATGATAAAGCCTGATTGCTTCAAGAATATGAAGAGCAGAAGTTGCGTTTGTTTCCCACGTTTGATGAGCGAAGTCCCAACTGCTGCCGACAAAACTTTGAGCGGCTAAATTAATAAAATAATCTGGCTTAATCTTTTCAATTATTCTAGAAATAGAGTGGCTATCAATAAGATCAAAATTAATTAAATGAAAACGTTCATTATTAATATGAGAGATGTTTTTATGATTATAAACACTAAGCCTACGGACGCATCCAAAAATTTCATAATCTGTATTGGCTAAAAGATAATCAACCATGTGACTGCCATCTTGTCCAGTTACTCCTGTAACAATAATGGATTTCTTTCCAGAACAAAG